TATTCTTCACATGATTGGCGTAAACATACAGATGACGCTGTTGTTGTAGATGAACATGGTACAATCATTAGACCTGTGAATGCTTTAAAAGTAAAATTTACAGACCCTAAAGACTTAAAACCATATGAAGTTGACATATCAAGGCTGATAAGAGTCTTTGTTAACAACATAACAGATCATAGAAGGAGTGTTAAGTAATGTCAAAATTGAATGCTCTTATATTATTAGTATTATTAACTATTGCAGTTGCTAATTCAGTTGCAATTAAAAAATTAAATGATGAAGTGTTTTGGCCTGAAGGCATAATGAAACCACTAAACAAATGATGGTAGATAAAAAAGATACACCTGACAATGTAATATTGTTTCCGAAGATACCAAGAAAGCGACCTAATCAAAGAGTTGCTGAACTTGACGCTAAACGACAGGAGATGATGAGATTACAACATAACAAGGTTTATGTACAGGCTATATCTGAACAATTAACAGAAACAATGCTATTGACATTAAGAGATGAAAATATAGACATAACAAACAAAACATTTTTAAGTGATTATAAACTATCACTAGAGGCTATCAAGTCAATGTTGTTAAGAGTTGTACATATGAAACACCCTTTACAAGAAAGAGTTGATAAGGCTGTAACAACAAAAGGTGAAGGCAAAGACATCTATGCTATCACTATTGACTATAAGAAATTTTAGATTAGGTAACCATATGAGTAAAATTTATATAATTGCAAGTATATTTACCTGTCTGGCTGAACAACGATTAAGAGGTTGTAAGGCATGGGTAGAGAGGGTTATGGCCGAATGGCTGAAGACACTCTATTCAGTTGTTAGTAAGGACTATCTTACACAAAGATGGACTCTTCCTGAAAGCTTGTGGGTGAGTTCCAACAAGACCCACGACGGACACATATGGTTACCTAATCTAAAGAATTCCATAAAGCACTTTGGGATAGTTGCTGATACTGGCAAAGTCAGTAACTCTAATCAATGCCATACAAAAAGGAGTGAATATAATGTTTAAATCATTATTCGCAAATGACTCATTAAGAGTTGTAGCTAAGGCTAAAAAAACTGAAACTAGAGGCAGAAAAACTTTGTCTAAAAGACAAAAGGTTCTAAATCTTTTATCAAAAGGCGAGTCTGTGACTTGGAAAACTTTAAGAAACAGATTTGATCTAGTATCACCTAGAGCACTTGTTGATACTTTAAGAGCAGAAGGTAACATGATCTATGTTAATCAAACTGCTAAAGGTACTTCATACAGAATGGGTGTACCTACAAAAGCGATCATCGCTGCTGGTATCAAAAAATTATATGGGACTCCGTTCGCATATAAAAATGCCTAATACTCAACGAGTATAAATAGATGTATAGGGGTAGGGAGACTTACCCCTTTACATAACAACATGAGGAGGGCATTATGCCAATGAACACATCAAACACATTTAATATGGAAACAGCAGGTTCATCTGCTCCATTACTACACGAAATTTTAGTAAAAGTAAACAACGCCAAAGACAAAGCAAAGAAGATTGAAGTATTAAGAGAAAACGATTCAGTACCTTTAAGACAAGTACTGAAAGGTGCTTTTGATCCTAAAATCAAATGGGATCTACCAGAGGGTACGCCACCATACAAAGAGAATGACGCACCAGCAGGTACTGAACATACAACACTACACCAAGAAGCCAGAAGACTATGGCACTTTGTTGAAGGTGCAGATCAAAAACTTTCTAAATCTAAAAAAGAAATGATGTTTATCCAAATGCTAGAAGGCCTACACAAAGATGACGCTAAACTTTTAATATCAGTTAAAGAAAAAGAACTGAACAAAGTATATAAAGGTTTAACTGATTCTGTGGTTAAAGACGCATTTAGATGGAACGAAGAATACAAAACCTTCTAATATCATAAATATTATAGAGTGATTCTATAAAATTCAACTATAGGGTGCATGACAGAATGTCGCACCCTATTAACCCATTGATTTATCTACATTATTTGTCCATTTTTTGCTTGTTTTATACACAGGATTGTGTTATATTTAAGTATGAAAACAACAAAAAAGGAGACTATACTATGTCAAAAGTAAAACAATGGGCTGAAGATACAGCTGAACAAAAAGTTGATACTATTATAGGTCAGTTAACATCTGGCGAAATAGATAGATCAACAGCTAAATCTAAAATTATGAAAGTTGATAATTTAGAATTAGTAGGAATTGATGAACACAATATTGATGAAGTTATTTACGAGGCTCATGCTAATGCGTAAATCATTTTTTATATTATTTTTGTTATTCATCTATACTTGGTCTTGGTCTATATTCAACGTTGCCAAGGCTGATGATTATAACACGGCTGTTATTAGTCACGTTATATCAGAAAAAATTAAAGGCACAGATATTGATACATCATATATTATGGAACAAGAACTAGAAAAACTTGCCCATAAATTTATGATAGATTCAGTTACTATATTACAGGCATACCTGCCTCAAATACTAGATGGTATTGCTGCTGATTTAAGATTACAACTTGACGAGAAATATAAGGAACAAATTTTAAATGGTAACAACTAGAAAATCTAAAGCACTTAAACTTAAAAGAAAGCTCAAACGTGAGCTGTCTGGTAAACGTAAATATATTACAACTTACAAAGACATAAAAACTTATTTTAAGTTATTCAATTCAGCACTATTTGATAGTAAACTTTCACCTTTTGGTCAAGTAGAAATCAAAGACCTAAAAAGACAAAAATGTATAGGTCAAGTTGTTGTATTAGAGTGGAAAAGAGCAGGTACTAGATTGTACAAACTAGAGATGTTACCTTCTTATCCGAACAAAAAAGATTTCTTGGATACACTAGTCCATGAAATGGTACATTTATATCAAATGCAGAATTTAGGCGATACAGGTAACCACAATGACTTATTCTGGTCCTTTGAACCTAAAGTAAACTACATCGGTTTACGATTATAAAAGAAAGTTATATTATGAGAGGTGAGAAAAATCATATTGACGAGTGGTTACAAAAACAAATAAAGAATGGTATTACTATTATTGATAAAGTATTAAACAATAATATTAATGAGTGGGAATTGTATTACACAGGTCATCTACAAAAAGATATACTAACAAATTTCCCAGGCAGAACTAGTAAAAAGATTTTCAAAGGTTATAGAAACCATTTGAACAATAACAACCTTGTGTTTATACAAAAGAAGTTTGAAGAACACGGTTATGAATATTATGTAAAGAGAGGTATATAATGAAACTATTGAAAAAACATAAAGAGATATTAAACGAATTAATCAAAGGTAAAGGTTACTGGAAAACACCAACCGTACCTAAAGATTACAAAGACAAAACAAGTGTGCTAGATACACTTGTGCCATTGTACTTAAAAGGCTTATTGACGTTTCAAAGACAATATGACATACCACTAATCGGACCTAGTAACGAACACATGGTTAGATTTAAATGGTATGATGTTATGATTGATAAAAAGAAAACAATAAAAGATTTAAAAAAGGTGGTCAAAGATGGGCAAATCATATAATTGGCATAAACTATTAGAAAAGACTTGGTTATATACAAAGATATTTTTTGTTGTACTGGCATTATGCGTTGCTGCTTATGCCTACGGTACATACAATCCTAACAAAACAGCAAAGGCTGTAGTAAACGAAGAGCTTGATCTATTCTATATGAAAAAAATAGAAGAAATGGATCTACAAGAGCCTGAATTTACATACCATAATGATATTCAATTCATACGTGCTATGCACAAATGTATAAACTATATTAATTTCACGTTACCAAAAGATCAAAGAGTACCATACGAGATGATTATAGGTCAGGCTGCGTTAGAGTCTGGCTGGGGTACTAGTAGATTTGCTTTAGAGGCAAACAATCTATTTGGTATAAGAACATGGAATAAAGATACTCCACACCTCATACCAGAAGGCATAACAAAATGGCCAGGTTGGGGTGTGAGAGCTTTCGCTAGTAAATGCGATAGTGTAAAAGAATATGTAAGATTGCTAAACAACCATAAAGCATATGAAGATTTTAGAGTGTTAAGGCAAAAAATGTTAGATAAAAATCTACAACTAGATTCTTTTCAACTTATCAAAACTTTAGATAAGTTTTCTACTACACAAGATTATGACAAAAGAGTTATAAGAATGATAAAGAAAATAAGAAAACTAGAGGAGAACAAATGACGTTAGAGCATGGTTTGTTAATGGGCTTTATAGGATGCTCAGTAACATTTATTGGTTTCTTTATTGCATATATGGTGGCAAGTAATCATGTAACAAAGAAGAATAAACCAAAAGAAAAAGGTCCTGTTGCAGACCTTATGAAAACAATATATGGAGAAGATTGTCAATGAGTTATGCACAATCAGAAAATCACAAAAGAAACGTAAGAGTTTTAGCAGAGGGCGCTCAAGGCAAAAAGATGACACGTAAGGTTGATCTATGGGAATACGAATCACTTGCAGATTGTATTAGAATGGATCAAGTGCCAGCTGAAGAAATCGCAGAATTATTTACTGATAAAGCGTTTTATAAATGGTATAAAAAGAAGTATTTTACAGCTTGACATTGCAGTAAAATTGATATATAATAAACCCTATGATACACGAAGAAGACTTAAAAAGACAAGAAGACCCAAAAGTTAGAAGATTAAAGTTATTAGCAAAGGCATGTGCTAATGCTCAACTTGACTCTTTCAAAAACTTATGGTATAATAAACTAATGCAACTTGCTAAACAATACAACATGACGGACTATGTTATGAGAAAGCTTATACACTAATGAATATATTTTACGTTGACAAAAATCCTGTTACAGCAGCCAAGATGATGTGTGATAAACATATTATCAAAATGATACTTGAGTCTGCTCAAATGCTATGTACAGCAAAACGTGTACTTGATGGCATTGAATATACAGACTTCACAAAGAATGGTCGTAAGATAAGAAGATGGCGACTAGAAAATCCTAACGAAGAAGCAATCATATACAAAGCAGGTTGGCTCAAACACCCTAGTACACAATGGGTTATGAAGTCAGCATACAATTACATATGGTTGTTTAATCACTTTATGGCTCTTAACCAAGAATACAAATTAAGATGGCAGAAAAATGTTAATCACGTTTCTGTAGATAAACTTGCTGAACTACTAAAACACCCACCTAAAAATGCACCATTGAATGTGATAGGCACAGACGCTGACCCAGCAATGCCTGACCATTGTAAGATTGCAGGCGATGTTGTTGGCTCATACAGAAAATATTACATACTAGAAAAACGTAGATTTGCCAAATGGGAAAAACATGGTGCAGTTATGCCTGATTGGTATAAAGAAGGTATCGCTGAACATGATAAAAGAACGAATACAGAGCAAGGGTGATGACCTTAAAATGTTGCAAGGCCATGATAGACTTGCATATCTTATTGACATTGCTAAAGACGTAGAATCATTACCACAAGAAGTAAAAATAGATCAAAATAGAATACGAGGTTGTGCTAGTAATCTATGGTTGATTGGTGGAGCAAAAGAAGATAATACAATGATATATAAAATAGACGCTGACGCATTTATAACAAAAGGCACAGCGAAGTTAGTAACAGACCTAGTCAATGGTTGTCCTAGAGATGAAGTGGCTGCTCTTACTATAGAGGATTTCTTACCTTTAGGTGTTAGAGAACTACTTACAATGCAAAGACAGAATGGATTAGGGTCATTAATACAAAGGATAGTAGATATAGCAAATACTAAATAGCAATATGAATAATGTAAGAGATTTTATACAATTAAATATGAACTTTTTGAATGATATTCAAAGTTACCATTGGCAAACAGAGTCATATTCTGAGCATGAAAGCACAGGTGAATATTATGAAAAGTTTAGTAAATTAAATGACGAGTTTGTAGAAACATGGCAAGGCAAAACAGGCACAAGAATTAACTTTAGTGCTGAATTAAGACCTGGTATTATGAACTATGCTGATAATAGTCAGGTTAGGGGTGAAGTACAAAAACAAGTTACACGAATAACAAAGATTGCAGATAATAGCAAAGTAAAAGGTCAAATGGATTTAGAAAGCATACTAGAAGATATGCTTATGGTAACTAACCAATTGATGTTTCATCTAACATTAAAATAATGCCTACATACACATTTACAAATACAAAAACTGGTAAAGAATTTACCGAGATGATGACCATTGCTGAAATGGAAAGCTATCTAAAGAAAAACAAGCACATAAAACAAAATATATCTGGCATAAGAATTGTTGCAGGTGTAAGTGGTCAAAGTTATAGAAGTGATAGTGGTTGGAAAGAAGTACAATCAAAAATAGCAGAAGCACACCCAATGAGTGCTCTTGCAAAAGAAATGGGTACAAGATCAACAAAACAAATCAAAACAGAGCAAGTAGTTAAAAAGCATAGGGCTAGACAAAATGCAAAAAATAAATAATATAGGGGTGCAGAGCGAGCAACTGAACAACAACGGTCGTATACCTGAGTCTAATAAGTCAATCCGCTCATTGCACCTACCTAAACAAGGAGAGAACTAATGGCAGACATACCTGATTTTATGAGGGAGTTTGATACCGATATAGATTATGGTTTTACTCCTGTATCAAAGAAACCAGCTGACGACACGCCAGCAATAGACCCAAAGGTTGTAGAAGACTCTAATTTAGAGATTGCAAAAGTCAAATCAGATGTAGGCGATATTAAGTCTATGATGAATGAGATTATGCAGATTGTAGCAGAAAAAGATTCTGTTAACAAAGAGATACAGGACGCTGACGTATCGGCGAGATTCAAAGAGATTGAAAAGACTATACTACCGTTTTTGTATAATCTTTCAAAAACCAATGAACCTTATATACATTGGCCTAATAGAGGACCAATCATCAAGGCTCAGATGGATAAAATACTAAAACTTACAAGGGGATAATATGTTAGAGATAAAAGCTCATCATAAAGAATTAAAACGAGCGGTGAATGAAGTTGAAAAGAAAAGATCACAAGACAGATCAAATAAACTATGGTACGATTTAAGAACCTTAAAGAAAATAAAACTAAATGCAAAGGATAAATTAAATGCAACTAAGCAAAAACTTTTCGCTTAAAGAGTTAACCGCTTCACAAACAGCAGATAGACATGGTATCAGTAATAATCCAAGTGAAGACCACATGGATAATTTAAAGAAACTATGTGATAATGTTCTACAAAAAGTTAGAGATCATTATGGCAAGGTAGTATCAGTATCTAGTGGGTACAGATCGCCAGAGTTATGTGTGAAGATAGGATCATCAATGAAGTCACAGCACGCTAAAGGCCAGGCTGCGGACTTTGAAATCTTTGGAATTGCTAATGCTGATTTAGCAAAATATATTATTGAGAATTTAGATTTTGACCAATTGATTTTAGAGTTTCATAATCCTGAAGAACCTAACAGCGGGTGGATTCATTGCTCTTATAAGAACAAAGAAGAAAACAGAAAACAAGTATTAAGAGCCTACAGAAATGATGATGGTAAGACGGTATACGAACCGTATGACCCTAGTTGAGCTGTTGAACGTCTTAACAATGACAAAATAGAAGAGCAAAACAAGATTATAGACGCCTATATGCAGAAAGGTATATAGCTTGACAATCTTGTAATAATCTGATATAATGATTATATAAATTATACGGAAAGGTATATTATGTTTAAACATGTTAAATTGAATGAAGAAGTATTGCCTAAAAGTTTAGGTGTGAAAGGTAAAAATCAAAACGGTATAAGATATTATACTATTGATGGTGTTAATATGCCTTCCGTTACATCAATACTAGGTCAGATACCTGAAAAACAAGCAGGTCTACAGGCATGGCGAAATGCAGTTGGTGAGAAAATGGCTAACTACATCTCAACGTCTGCTGTTAATAGAGGTAAGACAACTCATACTTTAATTGAGAACCACCTAAAGAACGAAGACAAAAAGTCAGTAGGTATAACTGCTGTTACACCACTAGGTCTTTTTAGAATTATCAAACCATATCTTGCTAGAATAGATAACATACATTGCCTAGAAGAATACCTATACTCAAAAGAGATAGGTGTTGCAGGTCAAGTAGATTGTATTGCTGAGTATAGAGGTAAACTATCAGTTATTGATTTTAAGACCTCTACAAAACAAAGGGATGCTAATTACAATTATGCTAACTTTTTACAGACATCTGCCTATGCAAAAATGTATGAAGAGCTATACCCAAATTACAAGATTGAACAGACCGTTATATTAGCCACGTGTGAAGACGGTTTTGTACAAGAATGGATACACACCGAAGATAAGATCAAAGAACACCAAGAGAAGTTTTATCAGCACACCCAGGAGTTTTTTGAAAGAAATAATATAAATAGTTAGACCAAAAGGTCAACTATGAAAAAACTATTATTACTAATAACACTATTATTCGCTACAAGTACATTTGCTGAAGAATTAGATAAGTACGATTTTCAATGGATGCACGTGCCAGTAGTTTGTGGTACAACAGCAGAGGTAACAAGATACATTGAAAATAACAATTTCAAATTAGAAAGTGTATCTATGGGTAGAGCTGGTGCTTCAGAAACAGGCGATCCTGCTTATTTTGTTGCATATTATTTAAACGAGAAAGGCGATCAATCTATTGCCGCCATTACTTCACCTACGGGACACGAAACTTGTATGATGTATAGAAGTTTTAATTTAGAGAAACCTGGTGATAAAGTTTAAAGCTTGACAAATTAGATATATCTGATATAATATATTAATAAAGTGAGGATAAATTATGAGCGATGAAAGTATGCCACATGGCAGAGATACCCACGACCAAGATATGACTTATGAAAATGAGCAATCTATGGTAACTATACCATTGCGTGAGTATGATAAACTAAAAGCAGATCAAACATACATAACAGACCCGAGTCTGATTTCAATAATAGATAAGATTGAAGAACTAACAAGAGCATTGAGAAAACACATAGTAAGAAAATTTTAATGTTAATGAATAGTAAGAAGTTTGCTCAAATAATAGAAGCAATAGTAAAAGAAAAACGGATGTCCTACATGGATGCCGTATTAAAATATTGTGAAGAAAATGATATTGATACAGCGTCTGTAGGTCCTTTAATAAACAAGTCACTAAAAGAGAAGATAAAAGAAGAGGCAGAAAAACTGAACTTGGTTGAACGATCAAGTACAGCAGTTTTACCTATATGAATAGTTATGAAGCATATACATTATATTTGGCTATTAAACTACACTTCACTTCCGATAATTATGATTTTTACAGGCACAATGCCAAAGTTAATTCATCATTTAACACATTTTTAAAACGTAATGATAGGTTCTTTTTTCATAAACTTACAACTAAATATAACAAGGAAGAAATGCTAGATTACTTTGTATCAAACTTCTTCCATAATTCAAAGACATGGATAGGCAATTTAGTTAGAGCAGATGGAGAAACTACTTACAACAAGTGGAAGAAATATAATCAATCTTTTACATACAACTTTAGGAGCGATTGCGTATTGCTTAGTAATGTTATCAATGATAACTCTATTCGGTTTGATGATGTGTTTCGTGTACATAATGGGCAACATCCACGATTGCTACGACTACTTCTATCTGAAAAAATATCAGTACAAACAATCATCATCTTGGATAAGGTTCTATCTTTTATTAAGAGATGGGATAAAGACATTGCCGAAACGATTATCTGGCCTGAAAAATCGTTTAAAATAAAGAAATTATCACCTTTTATCAAGTTTAACCTTACTAAATGTAAGTTTATTATGAAAGAGGTATTTGTATGAGCGATGACTATGTACCTACGCCGTGCATAAACATATGTACAATAGATACAGATAGTGGTTATTGCATGGGTTGTAGTAGAACACAAGAAGAAATAGACAAATGGGATCATCCTGATACAACTAAAGAATGGAAAGAAAATAATTTGAAGGAATTAGATGGAAGAGGGTAAATTAACAGAGCAAGAAGTACGAGATGAATATAGAAAACACCGTAAAGATAAAGCATTTGCAGAATGTTGGCCTGCTAATAATGATAGTTTTTATGAATGGTGCTCACAATACCTAGACTACAAACACATAACTAAAAAGAAAAGGAAATGACAATAGAACCTATAAAAGAAAAACTAGATGAGAAGATCGCTAAACTAAACTCAAGCAGAGTTTATAAGAAGGTTACGCCTAGAGGTGACTTGTCATGGTACATTAAGTGGGCAAGTAGTATTACACTTATTATTGCTATGATGTTTACAGCAGTAGAATTGTTTCCTTTAAACATGTTTATTGCAAACATGGGTTTTATAGGTTGGTTAATTGTAGGTATGCTATGGCATGACAGGTCTTTAATCGTGTTGAATGCTATATCACTTGCAATATATTCTATGGGTATATTGAATTATTATTATGGCTAAATATTTTGATGAAGAATGGCCTAAAGAGGAAGAAATATTAAGAATAGGGTTAGAACAATCCAGAAGAAATAAGGCAGATAGATTTCCTACTGCTGATGAAAGATGGCCAAGGGCAGGTAAGATTATGAAAAGAAGAGCATTTATTATAGGTAATGGTGAGTCACGTAAGAACTTTGACTTGACAACATTAAAAAAGTATGGTAAGATATATGCCTGTAATGCTTACTATAGAGATAATCCTTTACCAGATGTATTGATTGCTGTTGACAGCACAATGACACACGAAATATATCACAAAGGTATTGCTCATAAGATACCTTGTTACTTTAGAGAATGGACTAAATGTCCTAACTTTATGTATCAGACTATGAAGGCTGGGTTTTTATCTACACAAGGTAAACAAAAAGAGGATAAGTTTATAACAAATGGCGATAGTGCATTGCCTATTGGCGATTACTTTGTTATGAATGCTCATACAATCAAAGGTGAGGCAACAATAAGAAAAGAAGACGGCACGAAGTATAAGAAAGATGTTGACAACACCCACATTTATGTATCTTGGATAACAGACGGCGATAAGACACAAGAATGGGAAGACCCAGGCTATCATGCTGGTGCAACAGCAGGCCATATTGCATGTAAATATAGTGAACTTGATGAGGTGTATATGATAGGTATGGATTTAAGATCAGATACGAAGTTATATAATAACATCTATAAAGGTACCCATAACTACTCATCAGCACACTATGAACCCAGCCCTACAGGCATATGGGAAGCAGAGTGGTTACGAGTATTGAAAGACAACCCTAACGTGTCATTTTACAAGGTAAATAAGGCAGATGATAACAATACAACTAATCAAAAACTACTAGGAAACGAGAAGAATTTAACATATATTACTCAAGCACAGCTGCTTGACAATATCAGTAAATGGTGATAGAATATTATAATGGTTGAGTATGTTGCCAGTATAAATAATAGTAATACTTACATTAATACAAATACGTACACAAATATATACAAGGAGAAAATACAATGTCAAGTGCATTAGAAGCCCTAAAAAAGTCAAAGTCTAATTTTGACGCTCTAACAAAGAAGTTAGAAAACACAATAGAACAACCCGAAAAGAAAAACAAATACCAAGACGATAGGTTATGGAAACCTGAACTAGATAAGTCTGGCAATGGTTACGCTGTAATCAGATTTTTGCCTGCTATTGAAGGTGAAGATATGCCATGGCAAAGAGTCTGGCACCATGCGTTTCAAGGACCAGGTGGTCAATGGTATATTGAGAACTCTTTAACTACACTAAACAAAAAGGATCCTGTTAGTGAAGAAAACACAAGGTTGTGGAATACAGGCATAGAAGCCGATAAAGAAATTGCTAGAAAAAGAAAAAGAAAGTTACAATACTATTCTAATATTTTTGTAGTAAGTGATCCTAAACATCCAGAGAATGAAGGCAAGGTGTTCTTGTTTAAATTCGGTAAGAAAATCTTTGATAAGATTACTGAAGCAATGAACCCAGCATTTGAAGATGAAAAGGCTGTAAACCCATTTGATTTTTGGGAAGGTGCAAACTTTAAACTAAAAATCAGAAAGGTAGACGGCTACTGGAATTATGATAAATCTGAATTTGAGCCAGTTAGTAGATTAAAACCTACTGATGAGGAGATTGACAAGATATGGAA